TCTCTATGGCGCGCAATCGGCGTTCACCGGCCACGAGAACCGGGCCTAGGGGGGTTTCTCGGATGACTATAGGGTGAAGGAGTCCAAGCTGCGAAATTGAGTTTGAGAGGTCGATAAGAGCTTCCGGATCAAACTCTCGGCGTTGGCGATTTTCTGAAATGGTTAGGGTAGAAAGAGGGATCGAAGTAGTCATGGATATTCTCCTAGCACTTCTTTCCGCCTGGAGCAGCCCGAGCGGTAAGTTTGTGATCGGCCCGAACGGCGTTGTAGAGAACCTTATCTACAAATGCTCCGCCGAGGTCAAGCCCGAGATAACCAGCTAGTTCAAATACCCTTACCAGAACATCAGCCAGTTCGACTTCAACCATCGGGCGGCTAGGGATATGATCGTCAGTGAGATTTTTGCGGATGCCTTCGGCAGCTTCAGCGACTTCAGTTACTATGAGCATCAGCATGACCATCGGGTCGCGCTTGATCTTGCGGCCGGTGGTAGGATCCTTGAACCATCCGGCTTTGACGTTGTTTTGGTAAATGGCCTCGGACAGAGTATTCAAAGCCAATCGAGCAAGCTCTAAATTGGAATTGGTCAGGGACATTCAGAAATTCCTTCCAAAAAATCCCGGCTGAGTGGGGGGACTTACTCAGCCGGGTAGTTGGGCGATTGGTGGTGAAGTTAAGCCGGCTTGGCGACCTTCTTCACTTCGTCGTAGATATCTTCCCCATCGACCCGGTGGGAAACCATGACCTTGGCAAGCCGGCCCTCGATCATCGAGAAGGCAAAAGCCTGGCCCGGAGTGTTGAGGTCGAGGGCTTCCCGAAGCCGACCAAGGCCGACATTCTTGCCCTTGCCGAGATCGAGACCAGTCCCAGCTTCGTTGAGGTCAAGCATGATGTTCTGCCGGGAAGTGACCTTATCACGGCCGAGGAGCTGCTTGACATTCGCATCGTCGATTTCCCAGAGGATTTCGAGCTTCACGCCGGACTTCGAACCATCACGGCTGGCCCAGGTCTTGGCATCGACCTTGGACGCAACGGCGAGATATTCACCGACAGGGCAGGGAGTGATCTTGGTGTCGTTGGCTTCTTCATAGGTGGTGTTGAGGAAGGTGTTCGGATCAAAAGACATAAGATGTTTCCTTTGGATTTAGAGTTTACTTAGACACATGGATGGGGACTTAGGGTTGAGTATAGACCAGTCGTCCCCTGGGCTGGCTATTGGGAAGAGTTGCGAGAAACCCACTTGTTCATAATATCGGCAAAGGTTGCCGGATTGTCCGAACGGATAGGAAGGTTTCGAGTTTTTACATCAGCCATTGCAGAGGCTGTGTTCCATGACCATTTATCTCCCTGGCGTTCGGTCAGGATTACGTCAGAGAACATGGCGGGGAATTTCGGAGCCAGGGCTTTGCCTAGGGTTGAGACCATAAGCTTGACGCCACCGAGAACAGCGTCAGTTTCACGCTCAACATGAGCGAGCAGGATGAAATGACAAGCGCAGTTATCACATAGCATCCTAACAATCTTTTCAACTTGGTCCTGAGCAATGCCCCAATCGGATTGGTTTCGCACAGCTTTGCCACCCACCACGAGAGCCATAGCACACTGGCTAATGCCAGTAGCGCCGTCAATGACAAGAACGCGAGATTGATCCCAAGTATTGACTGGTCCATAGGTTTCTCCGGTGCGGTCGTCAGGGAAGTTATTGAGGGCTTCGAGAAGGCTGATGAACTGGTTGTGTTTGGACTTATTGGGGTCAGCCATTTTGGCGAGACTGTCGAGGCTGAGCATGTTGATGTTCTTGGCAGTGGCAATCATATCGGTGAAAGAGGCAGCTGGGGCAACGAGCTTATGCCAGTGGAGATTGGGAGGGATTGGAAGCCCGCGGTCGGTCCAATAGCCGAGGAGACTTTCCATGCCGGATTCGAGGGCGAGGTAGAAGACTTCAACCCCCATATCGACAAGCGTGCCGATGGAGTAGGTCTTGCCGGTGCCCGATGGTCCCATCAAAAGCACATTGACACCCGGGAGAGTGAATGGTGGTTTGAGATTAAGCGTTGGCATTGTGTGGATGCTCCTTGGAGTTGAGGAAGGCTAGTTCGACAGAGAGCTGGTAGTCTAGGATTGGTTTCGGCGGTGGAAAGCGAATTAGATAAACCGATTCGATCGAGCCTGGGATTGAGAACTTATTGCCGGAGCAGGAAGGGCAACAGCCACTGATACCATGCCATGTTCCGCCAGTTCGAACTTCGGCATAGCGTTCGCTGCACCAAGCACAATACCAGAATAGAGAATTGGCGACTTCGGCGGGTTCATCGACTTCCTCGTAGAAGGCTTGCGGGCGTCCGGGGAGTTTCCAGACTCTAAGCAGCTTGGTCATGGTGGGCCTGCATCCACTGGTTCCACTGTTCAACGGTTTGCTCTTCGCGGGCAAGGGGGTTCCAAACCCGCTGGTGGAAATAGGACTGAAGCCAGGTTTCAGGATCGGAGGATTTGCAGACAGTTTGGAGAGCGCAGCCGCCATATTCGGAGCAAGCGTGGTCGAGGTCGTAGTCCCAGTGATCTTCCTCCCAACACCGGATCATGCGCTTGATATCTCGGCAGGTCTGGTCCAGCCAGCGATCGACTTCGTAAGGGGATCGGTAGGTGATGACTTGCTGAGTGTCGTATTTGGTCTTGAGGATGCTGACACCGCGGATGATAACGCCGGCGGCTTCAATGCCATAGTGACGGGCGGCCCAGCAATAGCCGGTGAATTGGCTGCGCATTTCCCACTGGCGGGCCCACGACGGGCCGAGGGAAGTGGTAGTCTTTTCGTCGTAGATATAAGTCCCACCGGCGAAGTCTGCGATCATATCTGACCGGCCGGTGTAGAGTAGCGGTTCTCCAGTGACTGGATGATTGATAGGCAGAGGCACAGCGAAGCTAAACTCAATGCCCGTGCGACCTCCGGGGAAAGAGACTGGGGTGGCTCCGTCCCCTCCCAGCGGATAAGATTCGAAGTAAAATTCGAGAGCGCCGCAAGTGCGTTCCAGTGATTTAGCACTGTCGGGCGGGCATTCAAAGTCGCCATATTTGCCGATAAGTGCTCGAAGCCCTTCGGCCACAGCGACGTCTTGGGGAAGGTTTCGCTCGTAGTAAGCTCGACGAGCCTGTTCCACGCCTTCGGCAAAGGCTCCACCTGCGACAAGATGAACGGATTCGGCGGCGGGCTTCCAGTGCTGGACATAGGTGCGAAAAGCCTTTTGTGGGCAGGAACGGAAGGTTCCAAGGGTTGTGGAGTCGATAGCGATCGGGAAGAAAGGCTTGGTCATTCTGCAGACTCCTGGGATTCGATAGAACCTTCGGCCCGAGGGAGGGGAGCGACCTTGGAGAAAAGCCGATCTTCGAGTTGAGAGGAGAAGTCAGCTTCTCCGGCAGAGCCGCAGAGGAAAAAGCCTTCGCCGTTATCAAATTGGCCTGAGATAGCGCATCGGGCCATATCGAGGAAGGTAAGGGCCTTGAGAATCTGGGCTCCTTCAGAATCCCCGGCGACGAAGCCGATCCGAGTGCGTTGGGTGAAATTGATGTAAAGAGCTTGCATTGGCAGGTTACTCCAGGTTGGTCATCGGGTTAGATTAAATCCCAAGCTCTCCGAGAAGATCATCGGCGTTCGGCGGAGGGGCCTTGGTGCGGGAAGAGGATTTGGCTGCGGGCATGGCTAGGCGTTCGGCCCGGAGGAAGCGGATACCTTCGGCGCATTCTTCGAGAGTAAGAGTGCCTTGGCGGGCCTTCTCGCGGAGAACAGCAATTCGCTGAAGGGTTTCGGGAGAAGGCTGGCTCATTGGACAAACTCCGGGATGCGGAACTTGGCTAGGATATAACGATCCCCGGATTCGTCCTTAGCTTCGACCCGCAAGCGGTCTTGGCGGATGATTGTCCAAGTTTGGTTGAGGTATTGGAAAGTTTTCATGCTGGGTTTCTCCAATTTGGGCATGATTTCCCGATGGTAAATGTGCGCGGTTTCGGGGTCAAATAGAATCGAAAGGCCATTCAACAAACATACAACTCTTCCCTCTGCCGAGTGCAGGCAACATACAACGATCGAAAGGCTTCTTGCCGGTTGCGATTGTGCATGATATCTTCCAGGTCGACGAAGGTCTTGAGGTAGGAAGATCCCTGCGATCGGTGGGAAGTAATTGCATAAGAATGTCTGATTTCGTGAAAGGCTTCTTTCAGTTTCCAAAACTCCCGCCATTTGTAACGCTTGCCGGATTTGGCTTCCATGGCAAGTTCGTTCAGTCGGTTGTTGAGGGCGAAGAGGCCTTCAGGCGTGAGAGTTCGAATGGTTTGCTTCTTACCGAGCTCATCTTCGACGAGGAGGTTGAAGATTTCAAACTCGTTGTGGATTGGGTGGTGGCCCAGCGCGACTTGAAGCACAGTGGCTTCTTCATCAGTCCGCATGAAGGTCTGATCGTCAAGGTTTTTGAGGTGAGCAGTTGCGACGATTTTATCTTCAGGCAGCCATCGGTTGGCTTTGGCTTCTTTTGGCCCGAAGATTTGCCCACGGATGAAGGAGTTATATTCATCGACTTTGACATTTCGCCAAGCGATGACTTTGGCATCCCCAGAGCGGAAGAGGTCTAGATTGTCGGAGATTTTGACCAGCCATTCAGGCTTGCGAAGTCGATAAACTGGCGGGTTGGTTTCGACCTTGATGGAAGGAAATGGGTGATCGACGACCTTGCGGATGGCGGTAGCGAGATCAAGCATGGAGTTGCCATACCGCATGACAGTAGTTAGTTCGGCGGTGTTGGTGACTTTCCAGACAGGGGAAGAAATCTCACCTACTGGTGGAAGCTGGGCCGGATCACCCATGAAGAGGAATTTGACGTTCCATTCAGATTGGGCGTCGCGGATAGCTTGCATTAGAAAACGATTAATCATCGAAGCTTCATCAACGACAATTAGGTCATAGCCGGAAAGGTCAACAGGCTCTTCCGGTGCGGTGATTTCTTTGACCTCTCCGTTGGCTTGGAGAGAAAGCCCGAGAAGTGAGTAGATCGTGGCTGAGCGAGCTTGGATTTGATTTTCGGTGAGATAGTTTTTGAGGACTTTAACAGCCTTGTTGGTCGGAGCGGTGAAGCAGATTCGGGAAGTTTTCACTCCAGGAGATTTGGCATAGAGGGTGATGCAATAGGACTTACCAGTGCCGGCATAGCCTTTGAGGGTGAAGAAAGGTTCAGCAGAGGGGTCGAGGGACCAAGCAGAGATTTTATCAAGAGCGGTTTGTTGCTCGGGGGTTGGCTGGGGTTTGGCGATCGGAGGGGCTTCGTCGCAAGTAGGGCAGCAGCCATCAAGGACTTCGCCGGAGCAGACAAGGCAGGTTTCGGGGTAAGGCATTAAAAATTTCCTTTCGGATAAGAGCTTATCGCTCGGTTGGGGGTTGGTAGATGAGAGTTACTTAGTGTTTTGGAGAAATGCCTCTCGCACTTTCTGCGGTATGTCAGCCATCGCTCTTCTCCCGCGCGGCAAGCATTGCGTCGGCCATTTCGTATGCCCTCCGCGCGAATGTCTGAGCCATTCCTTCCCCCGGCGCACTTTCATAGCTGGTGACAAGTCGCATGGTGCTGGCGAGAGCCTGCCCCGCGAACCAGTCGCGCAGGGTCATGCCGGGGTCGCGCATAGATAGGCCAGAGCCATTGTTATCAAGACACGGATACGCTTGCGGATTATTGACCATCGTTCTGTCCTTTCAGGTGGTTGCGGAGGGCTAGGCCGAGGGGTGTGTGAATGCCCTCACCGTATTTCGGGCGAGGGTTCCATATCCCCTTAGCGTATAGTCCCGCCTCCCCTTCTTCCTCGTCGATTATGTCGGCCCACGCATATCGTCCGCACACCGCCTCCCGCTGCGCCTTCGTCAGTGACTTCGCCAGATTGTCCAGGTCAGTCATGGCGCGGCTCCGGGCGATAGGAAGGGCATCCGTGCATACTGGTTGCAGCAGGACACGCAGCCAACGCTTCCGCCACCTTCTTCGCAGCATAGGCTTCCATCAATTCACGCTCGGCCAGCACGTAGTCGCAGATCGTTTTCCAATCGGCGGGTGAAAGGCGCGACTTGAGTTCGGTTAGCGCGATAACCGGGTCCGGTGTCATTGGTCCCTCCATCACAGCGACCTCATGGTAAGTGCCAGTCCATCAAGACCGTCAACCTTAGCCATAGGGACTTTCCCGTCGAAGTAGTGCAGCGCGTAGTTGTTCGCGCCGACTATCTCACCATCACAATCGACTGTCACAGTGCAGTAGCCTGAGTAGCGACAGCCACCTTGCACCTTATCGTAATGGGATATGATGACGTGCATATGCCCATTCCGAGCGCCAAACCCTCCACGAATAGGGTAGACGTTGCCAATCATGTCTGGACCGCTTGTTGGTATCGGAATGTCAGTTGCTATGTCTATCCTCATTGGTCCCTCCATTCGGTTAGGGCTTGGCGGATCAAGGGGCGAGCGCGATCCGCGTCGGTCAGCATACCGTGGGTCCTGGCATACTGGCCAATCCTCCCACCAGTTCATCATACTTACCCATTGTCATCCTCCCT